GTGTTAGCTTTGATTGCTTCATATGGAGTTTCAAAAAGTAAACTAGTTCTTATAGGTTCATTGATAGAAACAAATCCTGTAGTTGGATTTTTTGAGTCCGTATCAATATTGCCAGCAAATGCTATAAACAAACCACCATTAGCAACAAGCGACTCAGTATTTTTAATCTCGGATTGAATAGTAAAAGTATTTGATGCCGGAATAAAAGTTAATGATGATGCTAAATTAAATGTAGCCGCATTTGAACTTGTAATTAGAATTGGAGATAATGAAGCGCCAGCAAGATTGGTAATTTGAAAATACATATTTGCATACGCATTCAATGGCAAAGCATTGTTAAACGCCGCAGGAATTGCAATTGTGGTAGCAGATGATCCAGTTGCGGCTAATGTTCCTGTAATTGGAACAGTATTAGCACCAAATGTGTTTACAGTAAATGTATGAGTATTACCAATATCGGAATCGTATGCATCATTGTAGCGAATCATGTTTGCATAAATTGTACCAATTTTAGTAGAATTATATGCTGGACCTGTTGATAAACTTATGTTTGCATGTGGAACAGAATGGATATCCAAAGATGGAAATGTGGTAATATCAAGTGTGCCACGAACGTTTGCTAGAACTAAACTACTTTCATAGTTTGTTGGCAAATCAAAACTGGAGACATTTGAAACTTCTCTTGCTCTGTCAACTTCAATAATTGTTGGTGCAATCGTTTCAAATTCATAACCACTCACATAGGCTTTGCCTGGATCTAAAACTACGTTAAATTTTCCATTAGCACTATCACCTTCTTCAAGAGAAATGACAAATGGATCTACGGTATAGTTTCCAGATTCGTCATGTGTACGGCGGGCTAAAGTTTTTTCAATTTCACTATAGATTGGGTAATCAATTTCTTTTGTTTTTACACCATTAACAAGACGAACAATTTCAAAGAATGTTGAAATATCAGCAGAATCTAATGTTCTCTTTGATAGAGAAGTTTGAATTGCAAAACGCTCGGCTCCTGGTGCTTGATAGTTAAATGCACCCTGTGCTGGATCCAATAGAGATGTATCATCAATTTCATCAACAATAGTTTCGGTAAATTCAATACCGACTTTGTAAGATGGATTTAAATTGATTGTTGTTGTGTTATATCCTAAACGATAGAAAATTTCAAGAACAAGATATTGTGGAACTACTTTTACAAATTGTCCTTTGAAGTAGTAAATACCCTCTTGAAGTTTAGCTATGAAAGAACCACCAACAGCCGCGGTGGATCTCAATTGTGCATAAATTTCTTGCCCATAAACACGAATTTCATCCGACTCAGCAAATCTTTCGCCGCTTAGATATTTCAAAATTAGAATTGGATTTGCAGTTGATGTGTCAATTGCAATAACTCTTGCTCTAATTATTTTTGATGAGTTATGTGAAACAACAGTTTTGTCTAAGAATTGTGTAGCATCAACGTCCAAGCTATTATATTGAGCAGCCAGCACTACATAATTAGCTTTGTTATCTAGTGAAACTTTACCACCAACAATTGGACTACCACTCTTAAAGATGTGATTGCCAAACTTTTCAATTTGATTGGCTAATATGGTTTGTAACTGTGTTAATTCACGGGCTTGAACCGAATAACCTGGACGAAATAAAACACGCATGAAGTTTTTATCTTCATCAAAATCGTCATAGTATGGATCGTAGTTAAAAGTAGCAGTCATTTATTCCTCGTTTAGAAACTCAAAATGAAACGAATTCGTTCGGTTTGGGCTGGGTCTCTTGTAATTGGCAGTTTATCTGATATGTATAATATCTTTCCAGAGTACAAATCAAGAGTAGGATTTGTAACTGTGTTCACGACACGAATAGCGCCTGTTTGTAGACCTCTAATCGCTTGATTTGTTTGTAATGTTCCACGAACATTGTTTAGATACAATAAATTTGGTGTCTCACTAAATGAGATTACGTCAGCAGTAAATGTTGCATCGCCGTATGTTGCTCCTTGATAAACAACTTCATCGTTGTTAAAGTCACCAACACCTGGCGAAACTTTAACAAGAGTGTATAAAGAATATTTTTGTCCGGTAGCTAATGTTGTTGTATTATATAGATATGGATTTCGTAAAATGACAACTTCACGGAAATCATTATCCACAGGTAATACTCCACCCTCATCTTCGTCAAATTCCACATTAAACATTATTGTGGAACCACCCAACTCATAAGTCGGTTCATATCCATGTCCATTATGTGGAGCAATTGAGACTTCAGCAGCCGCTAATGTCCCTATGCCACCACTAACATCGGTAAAAGTTAGATTGGCATAAGTGTAATAATTTCCACGGTTTTGGATAACTATATTTTGTATTTTACCACCTGAAACGTTTGCCTTTAATACTGCGCCTGTTCCATCGCCATCAATTGTAATGATATTTTGTACAGTACCAACTGTGTAGTTATTACCAGAATTTGTTACAGTCACAATATCAATTGAGCCTGGTTCGGCTGCGGCTCTTACAAACTTGTTTACTGATACAGGCATCCAATCATCAGTTAAGAATTTTTGTTTCTGTACAGATGTTAATGTGTACATATACTTCCACTTATAAAAATCGGAAGTCTCAACATAAGGTTCTTCTAGTGAAGTTGTTGATAGCGTCAATTCTGGTGATACTGTAGAAGCTGTGCCTGGCGAAACATTTGAAAGACACTTAAAAACTTGATCCTTAGAATTTATTATATAATAATTTGTGTTGGCTTCATACGTATTATATACTGTGTTGGACGTCCAATCATTTCTAGGAATAACAAGAGATGCATTTTCCAAAGATATTTGTTTCGCAAGAACCCCACGTTTGTAGTAATCATTTATAGCCGAATCCGTTTCCGCTGGAGATCCTTCCACTTCGGTTCCTGAATTCCATGGTAAATGTCTGCCAAAAAAAGCATACATATAAGATTTTTTTTCGGCGGGCAAATATGCATTTGCTCCCAAGTCCAACTGATTATAGACTTGCTCTGCCATTAAAATTTTGAAATTTTTAGTTAAGAGTGCTGACATGTTTCTATTTATCTAACTTTTTGAATGGTTGCGCTCAAATTGCTGCCGTTTGATGTAAATATGCTACTTGCAAAAATAGTATTTGCATTTCTAGAATTCGCTCTAATTGTGGCAGTATAAACCAGATTAACAGTCGCTGAAGTTGATGTTACATTAATTGTGGTGTCTAGTATAGCAAAAGAGGAATTGGTGACTTCTTTAATTGTCACTGTATTACCGGTAGACAAATATATCGTATCGCCGTCTTGCAGGTCATTTATGAAATTGACGCTGTTAGCTGAACCAAACAAGATGTTTGAACCCGAAACAACATTAACTGTATTTTGCAATCTTCTGTGAACATTTGACAGAAGGATTAAATCGCCCACATTAACCGTTGCTTGTAGATTTGCACTGGTATTTGTAGTAATAATTTTATTGGAACCATTGGCAATATTGTAAGTATCAGCAAGAGAGGTAATTGTTATGAATGCTGAGGTATTAACTTGCGTCAACATTTCTTCATTATCATCAATTTTTGTAATGAAAGTTTTTGTTCCAACTGGATGAACAATATCGTTTAGTGGTTTCTTAAACTTAGAATAGTCGGTTTGTGATTTAATGATGTATGAGAAGTTATGATATTTTTCGCCATCTTGCAACTTCTTATCCGCACTAATTTGTCCATCAGTATTCAAGTAAATACCAGGATAACGAATCAAACCATTTTCAAAGTTTGCTGTAGCTTTAGCGTTACCGTCGCCATAAAATAACGATGATGTTACATTTGCGGTAACTGTTCCATCATCCGACTTGATAGCTTTAGTTGCGTCAAAAACGCCACGATAATTAAATATTCTAAGCGTTGTAGTTCCAGAATTATATGAATCCACTGTTGCGCTAAATGAAGAACTAATGTTTGATGTGCCTTGATAAATTGAGGTATTTGAAACAAACAATTGTCCTTCTGTAACACTATTCAATATAATGTCCGCATTTCTCAAAGAGACTGTTGGAGCTTCAACATAATCATAACCAAAACTTTCAATTCTTAATGATGTTATGGCGCCAATTCTTGATGTGGTCAGTCCATATTGCTCACCATCACCAGTTATCTCGGAGACAGACAGATTAGCACTTGTTCCAGATGATGATTGTATGGTAATTATTGGCAATGAATCTCTTTTATATCCCTCGCCGCCAATAACAAAAGCGTTTGATGAATGATTATTCATTGTTACCGAAGTAATTATGCCGCCTGGTGCAACGTTCACAAATGCATTTGCTCCATATCCAGAACCACCAGTAAAAATTAGAATGTCGCCATTTGCGTAATTTGTGCCACCACTGTTTATGGTTATTCTGCCAAGTGATCCGATTTTATATAAATCATTTCTTAGAATTTTATAAACGAAAACATTTGTTAGGTCGTTAGGAAATTCTTCAGCAAAATACAAATTATTTGTATCTACGGAAGCAACTTCAAGAACTTCTTCAAATTTGTTATTGATAAACAATCTAACATAATCACCAGTCTCAAAAGAAACTGTTAAGTCTTGTGTTGTGTCATTTATTAATGAAGTTCCTTTTACGATTGTACGAGTGTTACAAACTAAAATATCATCGTAGCTTTCATTGTATAAACTATAAGTTTCAACGGTTGGCTTTTGACGATAACCACCACCCGAACCGTCAATTACAACGAAAGAAATTGGAAAAACTGTGAACGCATCAAATGTTGTTGCATTCGCTATTGTGACATTTTCAATATTTGCAATATTTGGTCTTAGTCCATGTAATGTTTGAATGGACATATTTGAGACATTTAATTTTCTTGAAACTGAAGTGTCTAAAAGATTAATAGAGGCTTTTGCTTCTGTACCAAAAACTGTATTGGCAAAACCGCCTTTGAAGTCAATGATTGAAGAATTCAAATTTATTGCAGGATCTCTAAATCCAAATCCACTTTTTTCCACAATGATATCAGTAATACCACCCTTTGTTGTTACTCCAACATAAGCAACAGCGCCAACTGGAGTATTTGCAACAG